TTATTAACGAGGACATCTAAATGGCTAAATATGAAGACCAATGCCTCTTCGCTATTACAGCTGATTATCGACCAAATAATGAGAATAAACCAGTTTATTACGTTCTGGCACCAAATCGGCGTAAGGCGAAAACAAAGTTTAAAGAAACCATCACTTGGCTGAAGATATATGATTGTATTCGTATTCGTCAGGAAGATAAAATTAAAGATATAATTGAACATCCAGATAAACATATCATTATTGAATAAGGAGATTAAAATGATTATTAAGGTTATTATGATATTCGTACTTTTTGTCGCTAATCTGGTGTATGGTTTTAAACTCTTCAATCTAGATGAAAGAGTATCTGAACTTGAAAAGGAAGTATATATTTATCTTGATCCTAAGGTAAAAGAGATTGCAGACGAAGCTACATTGAAAGAAGGTGATGTTTAATGGCTACATTGTACGAACTTACAAATGACTGGCTGATGCTTATGGAAATGGCTGAAGACCCAGATATCGAAGAGGAAGTTTTTATAGATACACTTGAGGGACTTGATGGTGCTATTGAGGATAAAGCAGATGGTTATGCAAAATTAATTAGACAGCTTGAACACGATGCTGAAGCTTGTGATACTGAATCTAAACGATTTGCAGAAAAAGGAAAGGTTTTTAAACACAAAGCTGACCGTATGAAGAAATCTCTTCAAGGCGCTATGGAATTGATGGGTAAGACAAAAATTAAGACTCCGCTCTTCTCTTTTAATATTCAAAGCAATCCTGCAAGTGTGGTGGTAGATGTTGATATTGATAAAATCCCTAAGAAGTATTTGAGACCTGCCGATCCGACTGTTGATAAAAAGCTGTTGAAAGAAGACCTTAAAGCAGGTGTTGAACTTGAGGGTGTGGCTCATTTAGTGCAGACAAGAGGTTTAAGGATTAAGTGATGAAAGTATTAAGTCATGGCAAAGCATATCGTGTAACAACATGTCCTGTATGTAATTGTAAATTTGAGTATTCTTGGACTGATATAACACTTAGCACTTCATGTGGGGACGCATATAGCACTTATACTTATTGCCCTGAATGTCATATTAGTATATATCTTTATGCTCGTGATCGGGATGGCAAAAATACGACTGAAGAACGAAATAAAATAGCTATTGAGCAAACAAAAAACAAATTGAAAAAATATAGATTGGAGTTAGAGTAAAATGAAATTATATATAGGAAGAAATGCATATAATACGAGAGATCAGACACTGGATTATTATGGTGAGGCTGATACATCCGAAGAATTGATCAAATTAGAGAATCAATATTTAAAAGAAATCAATTTTAAATCTTATTATTATAATTGGATTTTTGATAAAGATGAAAATGGGAACCCAATGATTATTCAGGATTTTGGGTCATGGTCAAGATTCTTTTATATATATGACTTGAGCGGTGAGTTATTGGAAGATTGGAATAAAATGAGTAAAGGAAATCTAGAATGAATCCAGTATTTTTATTTTTAGTGATTCTATTTGCTATCTTTTTTTGGGGAGCGTTAAATATTTTCTTCCCAATTATTGGAGATGTGCTTTTAGACATGTGGAACGATATTAAAAGAAGTTTGAGTAAAAAGGAGTAAAACAGATGAAAGGTATTGTTGGTGGTATTGCTACAGGTTTTGTAATTGTTGTTCTTATTATTTGTGGGTTTAAATGTACCGAAAGGATTCCCGCAGGTTATGTAGGGGTCGTATATAACATGAACGGTGGAATTGAAAAGGATGTCCTTCGTCAGGGTTGGAAGCTGGTCTCACCCACTAAAACCATTACTCTTTATTCAACCGCACTTGAACAGTCATATATGACAAAGGACGATGTGGGCGACTCTCCTAATGATGAGAGTTTTGAAATCCCTACAAAGGAAGGTGCCTCTCTTGAAGCGGATGTTGCTTTTTCTTATTCTTTTGATGAAGCGCGGGTTCCAGAAGTCTTTACGAGATTCAGAGGACAGGATGGCAAGGAAATTCTGAATAGTTTTATTAAACCTAAGATGCAGGCTTGGATTAAAGAAGAGACGTCCGCATTTTCTATGATCGATATTGTTAGTAAACAGCGTGGACAGGTTAATGCAACAATTACTGAGAGGATGCAACAGAGATTTAATAAGTACGGTATTATTATTGATAATGTTGCTCTTGCTGATATCCGTCCTGATAAAGATACTGACAAAGCTATTAAGAAAAAGATCAAAGCACAAGAGGAACTTGAAACTGCGAAAGTGACTGCGGAAACTGATAAAGTAAATGCGGAACGTGATAAGGCGGTTGCGCTTATCAATGCAGAAAAAGAGAAAGAAGCTGCCTCAATTGAAGCGGAAAAGGCTAAAATTAAGGCGGAAGGTGATGCAGAAGCTAAGAAAATCGCTGCTGAAGCTGAGGCAGAGGCTAATGAAAAGATTGCAAAATCACTTACTCCTGAACTTATTGAGAAGCAGAAAATTGAAAAATGGAATGGAACTGTACCTCAGATTCAGGGCGGATCTACCCCTATTGTTGATATGAGAGGTGATAAAGATGAGTAAACCTAATAAGAAACATAATGAGTGGTGCAAAGGTTATAAGTCCCGTGGTCAGCGTGCAATTAATAAAGCAATTAAACAGAAGCGTCATGAGAAGCGTATAGCAAAATTTGCGGAACGTAAAGAAGATGGTAAGACTTATTCTTATCAGAAAAACCCTTTTGAGAAAGATAGTCGTGAATGGGTGACAGAGCGTGCAAGACGTGAAGAGAAAACATATAAAGATCCTAATGAGCATAGAAGGTATGCTCGTGTGTTTGGACGTCTTAATCGTGATATGAGAGCCATTGAAGAAGCTGCTCGTCAGGAAGAAATCAAACTGAAAAGATTGGGAAAGAAAAAGAAAGTTGTAGAAAGTGATAATTAAATATTGACTTTTGTGCGTGGTTTGATATACTATACATAGTTGTGAGGTGAAAAATATGAAAGATATATTTAAAAAACTTGACAGGATTGTGTGGTATTTCAAGCCACGTTTTTATCCCTGTAGAGATGTATTAATGATTAGATGGATGAATAAAGAATATATAATTAAAAGGAGATTTTATTTATGAAAATGACGGTAAGAAAAGGGGCTTGGGAGACTAATTCTTCATCAATGCACAGTCTTTTGATTATGAAAAAACGTCAGACAATAACTCAGAAAGAAATTCGAGATGAGTATTATCTTAATGAGGATTGGAATAAAGATAAGCACACTCTTCAGTTGATGCACGATTGTAATAAAGAATTCGGTAGAGAGTTCGATGTTCTTACATCTTTTAGAGATAAACTGTCTTATGCTTTGGCTTCTATGTGTGGAAGTTGTTATAGCTTAGAAAGTTATATTCGAGGTGAAAATACATTTCATGAGGTATTTGAGCCACTTCTAAAGAAACTGGTTGGAGTTGACAAAGTAGAACCATACATGGATTCAGAGGAATTTCGTGTATATTCAGACACTGTAACAGATGATTTGAATCAGGATTATACAACTTATGAAGAAGTTCCATATGATGATTTGGTTCGCAATGGAAATTGGAGTTATTACAATAAGGATTCAGAACCTTATTATAAAGAAATCTGTAACTCTGGTCGTAAGCAGGAAGAAATCTGGTTAGAGGTACCTAAGTTCGGAAGCGTGGATCATCAGAGTACAGGACTTTTTCAGCGATTTCTGGAAAAATATAATATTACTCTTGAGGACTATTTAATTCGCAAAGATATCGTGGTTATTGTAGATGGTGATGAGTGTGATATTTTTGGCACTATGTTAGAGGCTGGAATTGTGGATAAAAACGCAATTCAGATTAAATATCCAAAAGATGGATCTTATGATTGGGAATTATATAAAGAAAAGCATCCCGAAGAATTTGATGCAAATGGAGATTGGATAGATGAAGACACAGATTCGGAATAAAGTTTGGGAGACTAATAGTAGTAGTGTGCATAGTTTCTGTTTTAGTAAAAGAGGATTAGAAAAATGTCATATGAAAATTCATGAAGATGGTTATGTGCATATTACTTTGGATCAGTATTTTGGCAAGGATGAGGCCCAGTTCTTTAATCAGAAAACAAAATTAAAATATATCATGACATGGTTGTATACTTATTATAATTTTGATAAGGAAAAGATTGAGGATGAAGGATATGTTATAAACTATTTTAATGAAGCATTTGGGAAATATGTAACAAAACGTAACGGCGTGTTATGTCGTGGTGTTAAAGTAGATGAATGTAAATGGGAAGAAGCTTATGATTATTTTGATCATCAACAGCTGGATGGTGGTTGGTGTGATGATAATTGTATAGTAAGTCTTTGGGATTCTCAAGCGTGTGTTGAATTTATTTTTAATAAATATGTTGGATTGGAGACAAGGTGTGACTAATAAAAATATTGATAAAATTACGCATATGGTAGCTACAGATAGCCGCTATGATTTTTTAAGTCAAAAACCTTTAGCAAATAATGTCATTCTGTTAGGTCTTGGCGGTAGTTATGCTTATGGAACTAATAATGAAAGCAGTGATATTGATATTCGCGGCATAGCTACGCATAGCGCAGAAGATATTCTTACACGAAAAGGATTTGAACAAGTAGTGAATGAAGAAACAGATACTACTATTTATTCTTTGGAAAAGATTGTTAATCTTCTTTCAAATTGTAATCCTAACACAATTGAAATCTTAGGGCTTGAGCCTTGGCAGTACCTTTATATTGGTGATATTGGTCAGGCGCTCATTGACAATAGAGACATGTTTCTTTCTAAACGTGCTATCCATTCGTTCGGAGGTTATGCGGGAAGCCAGCTAAGACGCTTGGAGAACCGGGCTGCTAGAACTATGGAGCAATCTAAGCGTGAAGAATTTATTTTGCGCAGTATTGAGAATGCTAAATATACTTTTCCTACAAAGTTTTTTGAATATCCAGAAGATGCAATTAAATTATATATTGATGAAGCGGTAAATCCTGAATATGACACAGAGATTTTTATGGATATTAACTTGAAACATTATCCACTTCGAGATTATAAGTCTATGTGGTCAGAAATGATTGCAATTGTTAAAGAATATGCAAAAATTGGTGCACGGAATCGTAAAGCAATTGAACGTGGCAAACTTGGAAAGCATATGATGCATCTGGTACGACTTTATCTAATGTGTTTTGATATTCTTGAAAAAGGTGAGATTATTACCTATCGTGCAAAAGAACACGATTTTCTTATGGATATCAGGAATGGCAAGTACCTTGATGACGAGGATCATCCGCTTCCAGAGTTTTATGATATCGTAGATGATTTAGAGAGTAAATTAGAATATTGGAAAGAACATACGGAACTTCCTGCTAATCCTGATTATGATAGGATTAATAAGTTTCTTGCTGAGGCAAATTGGGGAGTAGTTAAGAGGTACAAAAAATGAAAGAGTTAGCACAATATCAGAATGGTAATACAATTACCACCATTTATGATGATGGAACCAAGATTCATATTACAGATGATGACGAATTCCGCTTTCAGCATAGTGAATCCTGTGATATTCAAATCTCGCAGTGTTGTGATAATGGATGTGAATTTTGCTATGCGGGATGCTCTCCTACTGGTAAGCATGGAGACTTGACCAGTTGGAAATTTCTGCATACCATGTATCCTTATACAGAACTTGCGATTAATCTTCAGTTTCCTACACCCCCCGATTTGATGGAATTTTTATACACTATGAAAGCCCAGAGTGTATTTGTTAATGCAACAATTAATCAGAGACATTTTATGAGTGAGTATGGTCAGCAGTTTATCAAATTTCTTTATAAAATGGATTTGATTAAAGGGATTGGTATTTCTTTAGTTGACCCTACTGAAGAGGGATTTATTGATACTGTTAAAGAATATCCTAATGCCATTATTCATGTAATTGCGGGTGTCGTTAAGCAAACCGATATTAAATATATGATGGGTAAGGGACTAAAACTTCTTATCTTGGGATATAAACATAAAGGTCGTGGTAATAATTTTTATAAGGATCATATGTATAATATTGAATCCAAGATTTATTTTCTTGAACAAGATGTTATGCGATTGACAGATCATTTTGATGTTGTATCTTTTGATAATCTTGCACTTGAACAACTTCATATGAGAGATAAACTTTCTGATGAAGATTGGGAAATGTTTTATGCGGGTGATGATGGTACTGTTACGTTTTATATTGATTTGGTAAATGGGACGTTTGCAAGAAGTAGTCTATCGGAAATTCATTATCCTATTGGAGATAAGACTATTGATGAAATGTTTCAGGTAATTCGGAATGAGGTTGAGAATGAGTCAAAGAAATTGTCCTAACTGTGGAGCACCGTACAAAACAGAATTAAATACTTGTCCTTATTGCGGAACATCATATTTTGATATGAGCGCTATTGATATTAATGAGGGTAGACCGTTTTATTTAAAGATAAAAATGAATGGTATGGTGCTCACTTCTAAAGTGGTCGCAGAGCCTAACATGGAAATGAACTTTACTGATAATGAGATTGATTGTATTGGTAGATGCGGTGAAGTACTAAAAAGGGTTAGTGTAAATCGTAGTTTAGGAATCGATATGCATTTCAAAAGCGTATATGAGCCTCATGATGTTCTTTTGACTATGGAGATTGAAGAATGACTTGGAATGAAATTAAAATTGATGGTTATGATTTTTGCACAGAATCTGGTAATTATCAGGTAAGGCGTAAAGGTGAACAGGTAGGATTGTATTATTATGACCATAGAATTGGATGGTGCAAAGATGTTGAAGAGGGAATGTTCGAGGCTTGGGTATTGGAATTGAAAGGTCGAAGAAGAAATGGTTGATAGATATATTGCTTTTATCGAAGGATTAAAGCAAAAATGGAAGCCTAACCCTTTTGGGTATCCTATTGTAGATAAATGGAATTATAAGTATGTTTGGAATCCTAATAAGCATATGACATTTAATTTTTTGAGCAGTGCAATAGATGAAAGAGTGCAAGAGGCAATTAGTAACGGGGAGTTATTCGAACAATTGTGTGATGTTAAACAAATCCCTCTTGGAGATTAAAAAATATATAGAAAGGCATGGTGGTTGAATGTCAGCATCACTTTATTTTGATAACGCTGCTACAATGCAGCCTGAGGAAGAAATGATACAGGATTATGTTAGTTTGTGTAGAGAATATTGGTGGAATCCCTCTTCGGTTTCTCAGTGCTCTATGGAAACAAGACAATATATTGAAAATGCGCGTAAAAGTATTTTGGGTCATATTAATGGTCAAGGAAATGATAAGATTATTTTCACGAGCGGTGGCACTGAGGCTAATAATCTTGCTATTAAGGGATTTTGTTGTGAAAAGTATACACATCTTCTAACGACTGGTAAAGAATTTGATTACCGGCGTATTACTCCATCACTTTTTATTTCAAGTCTTGAACACCCTTCAGTTACAAATCCTACTGTGTGGCTTTATGAAATGGGAATCGCTAATAGTGTGAATATGGTTAGATGTTATGATGATGGTACGCTTGATTTAGAATCGCTAGAAGAACGGATACGTTATACCCAAGACACTAAATTTCATCCAATCTTTGCGTCAATTATGATGGCCAATAATGAACTTGGATCAGTGAATGATATTAAAGCGGTTAGTGAAATTGTGCATAAATATGATGGTATTCTTCATGTGGATGCAGTTCAGGCATTTACCCATATGAAAATTGATGTACAAGAAATGGGTATAGATATGATGTCTGTATCTGGTCATAAGTTCGGTGCGCCACATGGTGTTGGTTTCTTATATGTAAAAGATGGTATTGAAATTAGTCCTCTTTTACATGGTGGTGGTCAGGAAAAGGGGTTGCGGTCTGGCACTGAAGATGCTCCTTCTATTATTATGATGGGTGACGTTATTAATCGGGTTTATGAGAATTTTGACAAAGATTCGGGGAGATTGGTAAAGTGTAGAAATCTTTTATGGGATTTGTTGTCAAGAAATTTTGATGTAAGGTTTAATAGTCCATGGGACGGGTTGTGTAATATTACTAATGTCACATTGGATGGAATTGATAATGAACAATTGATAACTAATTTGGATACTTTTGAATTTTGTCAAGTATCTGCTGGAAGTGCTTGTCATGCAGGAGTTAAAAAACCGAGTAAAGTGTTGAAGGAAATTGGTTTAACAGACAAAGAGATTAATAATACGATTCGTATTAGTATGGATAGAAATACGACTGAATACGAAATTAAATTGTTTGCGGCTGCTTTAAAAGAGCAAGTTGAGAAACTGCAAATGTTGTGAGCAAAGGAGGCTAAAGATGCATGGGCGAATACGGAATAAAGATTAAAAACATCGTTGTCGGAAGCCTTTTAGAGAAGAATGCTGGCGTCCGTGATTATATTGATATGACGGACGCTATGCTTTGTAATAGTCTGTTTTTAGATTATATGAAGAAACATGGGTTGGATATTTATAGAGATACTTCAACCAGAGATGTAATTGTTCTTGATTTCAAATATGGTACAAGAAGTTACGAACAAGAAAAAGCACATATTAAAAAATGTATTAAAGATACAGAGAAAAACGACAAATTAACTGAAGAGGAAAAAGAACAAAAGCTACAATACTTTAATGAGTTGCTAACGAGGGCTGAAGTAAATCAAGATAAATATGTTAGGTATAATCGTGCTGAAGCGAGAGATAAAGTTTACACAGAAGGTGTAGATGTTACTTATCCTCCTGTTCGCAAAAGTAAAGAGCCACAGACGATTCATTATAAAAGACTGTTTAGGACACCGGGCAAGGCTAAAAAGGGAACTGTAGATTTTATTAGAGAGGAATTGTACGATGTAGCTAAAGAATACCTCTATATGGGGATTGATCTTAATGAATATGAAAATCCCCTATTGGTTGAAGCTGAAGCCTATTCTTCTCTGGCTACGAGTACAATTATTGGTAAAATCAAAGTTAATCCTTATGATATATTGGTGCTTGATGATTACGATTCCTATTGTTTTAAAGATATTATAAGTATTGAAAAAGGCGAAGATGGGCACGTACATGCAGTAAAGCGTGAAAATGCTAAGATTGGTAATTCAATGTTTGACGGGCAAGGATTGATTGATCATAATTTCGTTCTTGAACAGTTCCCAAAAATTAATGGCTTTGTTCTTCTTAGAAATCACTTCTGCAAGATGGCATGTTTTGATACCGACATTCAGGGATTTTTTAGAGATTATGCTGCTGAACATGGGATTGATTATGAGACATGGAAATTGACAGATATATTTGGTCATGAGCATTATGCTAAAGATGTAAAAATCATTTGCCATGAATCCGCTATGAAGTGGATTAAGTTCAAGAATGGTCGAATTAATTATGATTATTGGTGCAAACGAGTTATTGAAGATAATGATGGTTATTTTGGGATTGTAAAAACTGCCAAAAAATCTAAATTGGGAAATGTTCAGAAAATGAGTTATCAGCATGTTAATTGCATGTCTGAAGAAGCCATGGAGAGTATTGTCCAATGTACTAAGGATTATATATATAAATTAAAAACTGATGACAATGTGTTTTTAGATTATTTAAGGCGTGGTATTAATTTTTCTAATGATTATGATGTGCTATTGGCTTTGGTAAAGCATAATAAAGATTTCATAAGGTCTAGTTATTTTAGACAACGGCGGGAAGCTATTATTACTAGTTATATTAAAATGAGCAAGACAGGACGAATCATTAATAATGGAGATAATATGACAATAGTTGGTTCGCCTTATGCTGAGTTAATGTTTGCTGTAGGAGAAAATCCCGAAGATGATCCTACGTTTGAGCAAGAAGAGTTGGCGATTCAATGCTATAGTGAGCGATTTGAAGACGGAGAATATTTGTGTGAAATGAGATCTCCTTTTAATAGCCCCAATAATATGGGCTATTTAAAAAATCACTTAGACTGGAGAATTAAAAAGTATTTTTATTTAGGGAAGAATTGCATTGCGATTAATATGAGAGAAACTGTTTTCGAAGAGAGAAACAATGGCTTAACATACAGGGTCGGTTCTATGGAAACATGGTTCAAAAACAAGGCAGTGAAAACGAAAAAGCTAAGGGTATGTTATGGAAGAAATTTGGAAAGATGTGCCGGGATATGAGGGCGTTTATCAATTTAGCAACTTAGATAGATTAAGAACTGTTGATCATTATGATGCAGCTAACAGATTTTTTGAGGGTAAAATTTTAAAATGTCAAACAATTAGGAAAGTTAAAAGCTACAATCTTTATAAAAATGGCGTGCCTAAACATTATAACGTTGAACGATTAAGGAAAATGTTATTTCCTGAAGAAACGCAAGATTCATTAGAGACTTGGATGCCTGTAAAGGGCTTTGAAAAGTATTATGAAGTAAGTGATACTGGTAAAGTACGATCTAAAGAATATGAAGAATATGTAAATGGCAAGCATGTTCATAGATATCCAAAAGAATTAAAACAGCATTTAAATTCTGATGGATATCCGACTGTGAAGTTGAGAGATAATAAACAACATACAGTGCATATGTTAGTAGCTGGTAGCTTTTTAGAAAAACCAGATTCTAATTTTGAAGTTGATCATAAAAATGGCGACAGACTAGATTGTAATTTAAGCAATCTTCGATATATATCTCATGCAGACAATATACGTCATACAATTGAACTAGGAAATCGTTTAGTGAATAATACTGGAGCGAAAAATTATAATGCTCGTTCGGTAAAAATTACAGATGAAAATGGTTGTGAATATCAGTTTGATTGTGTGCAAGATTGTGCGAAATATTTAATAGACATGTTAAAATTAAATTGTAGCATTAATACAATGCGGAGCCAGATTAGCGCCCATAAAAACAAAAAATTTCACGGCTATCTAATTCAATATATTTAATCATACTTATGCCAATTCGTTACGAAGAATATCAAAACCCATTAATTATTTGATATTTGAGTTCAGAGACTAGATTTTGCGAGAGGGTACTCAATAATAAATCCACGAGCGCCGCCTACCTGACCGTGAAAGACGAAGGTAAAGAAATAGTCCGAAACTCTAATGAAAATTAGAGAAGCTGCGGATAAAGAGCCGCAGATATAACAAATGCTGACATGGATGGAGACACTATCTATGTTACAAATCAATTTGCAATAGTTTCTCACGCTAAAAATTGTCAAATACAATTTCCTACAATTAAAAACAATATTCCTAAAGACACAACACGTTATAAGAATACTGCATTAGACTTGTCAAATATAGACAATAAACTTATGTCATCTCAAATGGGCATCGGTTTATCATCTAATCTAGCCCAGATAGCACTCTCCTATTCTTATACTTTTCCAGATAAGAAGTATCAGGATTATGTAAGCATTTTGTCTGTACTTGCACAAATATATATTGATTCAAGTAAACGTGCTTATGATATTGATTTAAATGAAGAAACGAAAAGAATTCAAAGAGATTTGAACATAAAAGCTAATGGATATCCAATATTTTTTAAACCTATTCAAAAATATAACAATAAACGTAATGGCATGGGGTCATTGAATATTAGCGCTGACAAATATAATGAGTCAATACAGTGTCCTATGAATGTTTTATATAATATGAACATCAATCCCCCATTACCAAACAGACTTACACCAATATCAATGGATAAATTTTTTATTCCACATTCATTGGAGATTCCTGATATAAGAGGGAGAAAGATAGAGCAACTAATTGAAAAATATAGTTTTAAACTTGGGAAATATCAACAGACATTAAATGATGATTCTTTAGATGAAATTTTATTATTGCGAACGGATTTTGATCAGCTTATTCAGGATATCAGACAGTTACATTTAGGAAAAAAATATCAGGGATTAATGAGTTATTTAATAAATAGGGCTTTTTATATTACCCCTAAAGTTAAACAAAGAAAAAAATATATGGAAAGCAAAACACATGCAAATCGTTCGGTTTTGGTTAAAACTTTATATATTTTGAACCCAGAACAGTTTCTACAGTGTTTTGTACATAACCCCTGATATTATTAATATTTTTTGGGGGTAAGAATTATCACCATTCATAAATATGATAATATTTTATTATATATTTTGACTTTCATTTTTTACAAAATAAGCCAAATATATGAAAGGAAGTTTATATGATATCATATAAGCTTTTAGATACAAGAAACAAAAAGATTACAAAAGAAGTAAAGGAGAAAAATTATGGTAAACAAGCAGGAATTTATTTCAAAGGTTGCAGAAAAGTCTGGTTTTACAAAGGTGGACACTAAGGCATTTGTTAACGCTATGGAGTCCGTTATCTTTGATTGTGTTAAAGAACATGAGGATCTGAAGCTGACTAACGGTATGACCGTTGTTGTTAAGGATGTTGCCGCAAGGACTGGACGCAATCCTATGACTGGTGAGACTATTGAGATTCCCGCCAAGAAGAAGGTGTCTGTTAAGATTGGTAAGGCTCTTAAAGAAGCTGCGAATTAATTAAATTTTGACAATTAAATACTGATATAGATGTAGCCCATCACACTGTCATAGGTGTGGTGGGCATTTTTAGTATGTAGAAAGGGGATGCTTATGGCTGAACAGAGAATTATTGATGTGTCTGAGCATCAAGGAAAAATTGATTGGAAGCGTGTTAAGGATTACATTGACGGTGCGATTTTGCGCACTGGATATGGAGACAATTTGTCACGACAGGATGATAAATATTTTAAATATAATGTAGAGCAATGTGAAAAATATGGTATCCCCTATGGAACATATTTGTATTCTTATGCTGGAAGTACTAATCAAATCAAAAGTGAAATTGAGCATGAGAAAAGGGTTACTAAAGGACACCATCCTGTTTCACATTGGCTTGATTTAGAAGAATGGAATTTACGTCATTTAAATAAACAAGCGGCTACTGCGTGGCTGGAAGAATTTGGTAACAATTCTGGTGTATATGCAGGTCAGGCTTATTGGCGTGATCCTTTAAAAGGATTTGAATGTCGTAGATGGATTCCAGCTTATGGAACAAATTCTGGCAAACAAGAAATTAAATATAAACCATCTTATTCTATGGATGGATGGCAGTTTACTTCTAAAGCACATATTCCGGGTATTGCGGGTAATGTAGATGAATCTGTTTGGTATGTACCTTTTTATACTAAGGCTGAGAATGCCGTAAAAGGTTCAACTACTGAGCCTGTGAAAAAGGTTTATCATGTATACAAAAAAGAAGTTGCTATGTTAATTATGAAACATCTTTGTACTCATAAAGATCATGGTTACACACAAGACATGGATAAACGTTGGGGCAAAGGAACAGAGACAATTGATATTTATGGAAGAAAATATACAATTAAATCTGGTGATAGAGATTGCTCTTCTGCTGTTATATCCGCATTTGAAGCTGCTGGAATTAGCTGTGGTGGTGCAACATATACAGGTAATATGCGGAAATGCATGACTGGAACGGGTAATTTTAAATGGCGTCCCATGTCATTTATCGCTCAAATGGGCGATGTTTATTTAAATGAAGCTTGCCATACTGCTATGTGTCTTAGTGCAGAACCTGATGTATTAATGGAATTCAGTATTAATGAGAAAGGCACTGCTACTGGTGGTAAACAAGGTGACCAGAAACAAGTTGGAGAATACGATGAGAAATATGGTCGTGGTGAAAGTCATTTAAGAATGTACTATAGTTATCCATGGAATGGTATTCTTGAATGTGTTAATAATGAAATCGCTTTCGATATTGAATATATTGTAGATTCTTCTGGCAATAAGAAGATTGTTACCGAAGAAAAAATAATTGATAAACAAGCAGATCAAAAACAGGCTGTTGTCGTGCCTGTTATTTTTAAAGAAGTAACTCCCGATATTGTTCAGCAAGTATATCAAGGAAAATTCGGGAAAGGCGCAGTTGATGGTACAGAACGGTTTACTAAGTTGACTAAAGCAGGTTATAATGCAACAGATGTTCAAGCAAAAGTAAATTGGGTTTACAAAATTGCGAAAGGTCTGCTTGATGGCAATTCTTCTATCGTAAAACAATATGGTAACGGTAAGAACAGACGTAAAAATTTGGGTAATTGGTACGATGTAGTTCAAAAAGAAATTAATGTTCTTGCAGGTATTGATAAATGGTGAATTGATATGAGTTATATTAATTTTAATCCAAATCCTGATCGGAAATTAGTTGGAGATTGTGTAATACGTGCAATTTCAAAAGCCATGAATCAATCATGGGATGATACCTATATAGCGCTTTAGCAATGTATAGATAAATTGGAACAACAGTAATTATTATTGAAAGGAGTCGGTTTTATGCTGACTCCTTTCTTAATTATAAAGGAGGATTCTTTTGGAATTTTACAAAGGTTATAAAAGAATCGAAGGGGATACTGAATATATTAACACAATGCTTTCCCCTGAAAATTATCAAAATTGGTGTATTAATGAATATGCCATTATTAAAAATACGGATACTGGGCAAGAGTCAGAAATGAGATTCACAGGTGATAAGTTTGTTGGCCTTAAACTTCCTAATAGTAAATATATTAAAGGTAAGAACGCTGAACAACGGTGTGCACTTGATGCATTAAATAATGATGATATTACGGCTGTCGCTATATTAGGCACATATGGAAGTGGAAAGTCGTTTTTATCAACCAAAATGGGACTTTATCGTGTTCAGGAAAAAGGAACTCAAGCAAGAATACTTTGTGTACGAGAAGCTTGGGGTGAGGGTAAGGAAATTGGTTATTTGCCCGGTGATATGTCAGATAAGATTGGAATGTTTTTAACGCCATTTATCCAACAATTAGATGGTGGTGAAATTGAATATGAAAAGCTTGTTAGACAAGAGATACTTAGTGCTAATGTTCTGTATTATATGAAGGGCACTACTTATAACGAAACAGTTATGCTTTGTGACGAAGCAGAGGATTTGACAGAAAAGCAAATTAAATTAGTAGGAACAAGGGTGGGCACAAATAGTAAGATATATTTTTCGGGGGATTACAAACAGTCATTGTTAGACAGTACTGAGTTTAATCCTTTATTACGTATGTGCGAAAAACTGAAAGGAAATCCACTTTTTGCGTGTGTGTATCTCACTGAGGACGTGCGAAGTGAAACTTCTAAAATGTTTGCTGATCTGTTCGATTAAAGGAATTAAAAGGAGGAAACGTGTATGGCTGAACTTGCATTACTCCCTGAAGTGGGAAATGAATTTTCTTATATCGAAGAAATGGGTGCAGATGTATACGATGAATTAATGAAATTTTATACGGGTAAAAGGGTTCTGATTTTTAATAAAGATATTGATAGTACTATTATTGAATCCTATGCTATTCGTATTTTGAAGTGGAATGAAGAGGATAAGAATATCGCCCCTAATTTAAGGAAGCCTATTACTATCCTTATTAATAGTTGTGGTGGTGATTTATTTAGTACATTGTTTTTTATTGATATTATTAAACAATCTAAGACGCCTATTAGAACAGTAGGTATGGGGTTTGTAGCATCGGCAGCTTACTATATCTATATTAACGGGCACGACAGAATTGCATTTGAAAATACAACATTTCTTCAGCATGACGGAACTATTGACATTGCTGGTTCTAATTCCAAGGTTAAGGATTTCATTGCTTTTAATGATTATACCGAGGAAAGAATTAAGAAAATGATTTTGTCTGTAACTAAAATTGATCCAGAGTTCTATGATAAGACTTTTGACAAGGAATATTACTTCTTTGCCGATAAAGGTAAAGACTTGGGTGTTGTAGATAAGATTATTGGGCAGGATGTTGAATTGACTTATATTTTTGAATGAGGATAATATATGGATAAACAATTATTAAATAAATTACCTACTGAATCAGAGGAACAATATATTTGGAGAATTGGGCATTATATTGGTGACGGGCTGATTGATTCATGGAAAGACGTGGCTGATATAGTAAATGCCCAGTTATATACAGATGAAAGTCAATGGAAAAACAGTGATACTTATAGACGTCAAGTTTCTACTGCTAAAAGATATTATGACAATGTGTTTAGTGCTATGATTTCAGATGCTGAATACGATCCTAATATTCGGGAACAACTTGAAGAATTGAGACGTGAAAGAATCAAAATACAAACATTAAATATTGAACGCAACAGGATTGACAGAGAACAGGCTCGTAGGGAATTATTCTTTGAGCAAGTTCATAGCTTGGCTCAGACTATTCCTGTGCCAGAGTTTGAAGCGGTTCAGGTTGATGATGACAGTGAAGAGACATACGTTTTATGTCTTGCAGATATTCATGCAGGTGCAAAATTTACATCTTTAACTAATGAATATTCTTTGGATATTATGAAAGATAGATTTGATCTATTGGTTGTGGATATCGTGAACTTTATTCGCTCTCATAAGGCTAAAGAACTGATAGTGCTTGGTTTGGGCGATTTTGTTCAAGGTCTTATTCATGTCAATGATTTAAAGATTAATGATTCTTCTATGGTGGCTGCTGTTGTTGAAGTATCTAAGACTGTAGCTGCATTCTTAACAAAATTATCTAAATATGCTTATATTAAATATTATCATGTAGGTTCTTCTAATCATTCTCAACTTAGGGTGCTTGGTACAAGACCTAATGAGTTGATGGATGAAGATGTAGAGTATATTATTGGACATTATATTGAAGATTTATGTTTATCAAATGAACGAATTACAGTTTATACGCCTAAAGAAGGTGAATGGTTTACTAAAATTGATGTGACTGGATTCAATGTAATTGCAATGCATGGACATCAGATTAAGAGTTTTGAAAATGCCTTGAGTATGTTATCTGTTAAACAGGATGAGATGGTTGATTATCTTATTATTGGACACACGCATACCAGTAAAGAAATCAGTGGCTCTGAAGGATGCTGCCATGATACTGAGGTTTTGGTATGTCCAAGTTTTGTAGGGTGTGATCCTTATGCGGATAGTATTTTTAAAGGTAATAAACCAGCAGTTAAGATTTTTGGTTTTCATCATATTTATGGTCATAATGAATCATATAAAATTATATTATAAATAGGAAGAGATACGTGTAAACGTGTCTCTTCTTTATTATATCGCAGAGTGGAGAAGTTCGGTCTATCTCGCCAGCCCCATAAGCTGGAGGTCACAAGTTCAAATCTTGTCTCTGCTATTTCTTATGTAACTAACTTTTGACGGATTAAAGTGATAAAAAAGGAAGGTGATTGCATGGCTTATCTTCGTGAGGTTAAGAGCCAAGATACTGTAAAAAAAATGAGAATAGGCGATTTGCGAAACGAATATAATGCTCTTGCAGAACGCTATACAAGAATTACAAAATGTGATGATTTGGTGTGTCCTTCTTGTGGACGATTAAAAACAGCTAAGAAAGAAAACTTTTATGCAGATGGGAATACAATACATGGATATTATCCTATATGTAAAGAATGTGTTTTTAGGGAAGCTGAAAATATAGAAAAACCTACAGATCCCCCTAAAGAAACAAAAATATCTGTACAGAGAGTTTTGCGAAAAATGGATAAGCCTTTTATTGAAAGTTTATATATCAGTTGTGTTAATTCATACAATAATGAAGAATCGAATGAATCTGGCAAATCTAAGATGATGCCATTTCAAAGGTATATGTCTCAGATCAATAGTCTCCCAGCTTATAAAGGTAAGACATGGGAGAATTCAGAATATGGTGAAAAGTATTCTGTATCAAGGCCAGATAAAATTGAAATTATAGATGAAGACCAAGAAATAATTAAACGTGGACGTAAAAGGTTTGGTGCTTATTCATCTGAAGAATTATATCAGTTGGAAAGCGCTTACGAAGATTGGGTATCTCGATATCCTGCTGAAGCAAAAGCGCAAGAGGTGTTGTTTGAGCAGTTATGTATACAGGATATGAGGGCAAGGCAGCTATCAAAAGAGGGATCTGATCCTAAAGATGCGATCAAATCTTGTCAGGATATTATGACAAGTTTAGGTATTAAACCTACTCAAAACTCTACAGATGCAATGACTGATCAGAAAAGTTTTGGTGAATTGATTAAAGCTTGGGAAATGGAAAAGCCAATTCCTGAGCCTGAGGGCGAGTGGGCTGATATTGATAAAATTGGTTTGTTAATAGATGTATTCTTCAAAGGTCATCTTGTTAAGATGCTTAATATTAAAAATGCTTTTTCTTCTATTTATGAAAACTTTATCGGTAAGCTAACTGTAAAGCGTCCTGAGTATAGTGAGGATGACGATACGGAAGCTATTTTTGATGAAATCTTCGGAAATAAAATGAACGAAGAATTTGCATCGGATGATGAATAATGGCTGAATTCATAGAAGAAACCAGAAGTATAGATGAAGTTAAAGAAGAAAAGCATAAAAAATTAATGAATACCATCGCTTGGCGTGCTGGTTATTATAGAGCAAACCCTCAAAGGTTTGTAAAGGATGTACTACAATTTAAAACCATTCGTCTGCGATGGTTCCAAGAATTACTTTTGTGGGCAATGATGCACAATAATTATGTGCTCTATTTAGCCGCAAGAGGTCAGGGGAAAACAATGTTAGTCGCACTCGTGGCAGTAATATATTGTATTTTATATCCCGGCTCCAAAGTTATAATAACTGCTCCTGTATTAAAACAAGCTGCTGAATCGTTGCTAAAAATTAGAGATGAGTTTTGTCCTCAAAGTAGTTTTCTAAGAAATGAAATAGCTAAAATAAGTATTGGACAAAATGATGGCTCTGTATATTTTAAGAATGATAGTTGGATTAAAATAACTACTAGTACTGATAACGCTCGTTCTGCCCACTGTAATATTATTATAGTGGATGAATATGTTAAAACAGATAAACGTATTATTGATAGTGTTATTCGTGAATTTTTGAAAGCCCCTCGATCACCGGGCTACCTTAGTAAACCAGAATATTCTCATCTTCAAGAGCGTAATAAAGAAATATATATGTCTTCTGCTTGGCTAAAGTCAAGTTGGGGATATGATAAATTTTTGGCATATTTCAAAAACTTTATTAATCCTAAAAGAAAATATTTTGTTTGTGGTCTTCCATATCAAATATCTATTCTTGAAGGTTTGCTGATGAGAGATGAAGTTGAAGACCGTATGTCAGAAGATGATTTTGATGAAGTCGCTTTTCATATGGAAGATGATTGTTTTTGGTATGGCGACAATGAGGGTGGCGTGTTTAGTTTTGATGAAGCTACACGACTTAGAGTAAATAAAAAAGGATTACTACCTTTAAAGTTTTATTCTAAAGATAATCCAATTCCCCATGCTCCTAGAAATGGAGAACGTATATTATCGATAGATATAGCGTTAATGGCTTCTACGAAAAAGAAACGTAATGATGCTTCTGCTATATATATTAATGATGCTATAAGAACGACAGACACGAAGTATAAGGCTCATTTTGTTTTTGGGCAAACATTTGAGGGATTAACCGCAGACGAATTGGGTCTGATAGTAATGAGATATTTTTATCAATATAATTGTACATATATGGTAATTGATACCAACGGTAAACTTATGCCGCTTTTATTAGTGATAATAAAATGTAAAGAGCGGAATTAAGCGAGAAAGCTGTAATGCCAACTCGAACCGAAGGCTATATGTAAAAATATAGTCAGGGGCAACGCATAGAGAGTGAAACTATTTATAATAGAATATAACCTCTCCACGAGACCGCTCTATCTATTTTTTAAGAGGTTAACTTGTGAGTTAGTAAAAAGAATTACAAATTTAATATTTATCTTACCTCATTTTTATAAAGAAAGAGAGGTAAGAAAAATGTTATTAAGTGAAACTGTAAAAATGAAATGGAATTCTAAAAATGTAAGACGATATCAAAAACAAGGATATCGATACACACATATGGGTGATGAATTTAATGTGAAAGTGTGTGATTTGTCACCATATAGTCAAGCATTAATTAAATTAAAATGTGACTACTGTGGTCGTGAATATTTTACTAAGTATTATACTTGGCGCAAATGTAGTAAAGAAGGTATTATACAGACAGATTGTTGTAGTAATCCTGATTGCACTACTCAAAAAGCACAAGAAGCTTTGTTTAAAAAATATGGAGTTAATAATGCTTGTCAGTTATCTTTTGTGATAGAAAAGACTAAACAAACCAACCTAGAAAAGTATGGTTGTGAAAATCCTTTTGCGAACAAAGAAATACAAGAAAAAATTAGAAAAACAAATCTTGAAAAATATGGGGTTCCCTATTCTATACAGAATGAGGGAGTTCGTGCAAAAGCGACAAAAACTTGTTTAGAAAAATATGGGGTTCCAAATTACGGAATTCTTTACTCAGCTACTCATAAGGGGGAACTAGGCTCTAATTGGAAAGGGGATGCACGAAAAACAGAACGTATAGAACGTTATGATCCTAGGTATCGAGAATTTAGACGTGATGTTTTTATTCGTGATCATTTTACTTGCCAATGTTGTGGGGCGAAAAATTATAAAGGACGTCATGGCACTGTTATTTTAGAAGCACATCATTTAAATAATTTTAAAGATTATATAGATGAAAGATATGATGTGGATAATGGAGTGACATTATGCAAAGAATGTCATAAAAGATTTCATTCAATGTATGGGAAAAAACACACCGTCAAAAAACAGTATTATGAGTTTTTAGAAAAGATTAAAAAAATAGATAAAAAAATATGCTGAACTATTAGGAATAAAAACTAATAGAATTATAGGATAAAAAGCCTATAAGTTAACAAAATGGTAGGTCTAGGAGTGTACGATTATATTATAAAAGATCAATATGATCCTGAAACAGGAAACACTTATAAGGCTTTAACTTGCTGTAATAATGATGAAATGGCACAGCGTTGTAAAGTTCGTGACGCTAAAAAAGTTGTTTATTCTGTAAAAGCATCAGCTGATTCTAACAGTATATATTGTCTTTTACTTCGTAACGCAATTCAAAATGGTAATGTTGATTTCTTAGTATCTGAGAATGATGCGGAAATATATCTTTCTAAAGAATTCAAGGGGTATAAGAAATTAACTGTATATGAAAAAGGCGAATTGCTTAAATCATATGCAGAAACGTCTGCCGCTATTTTTGAATTGGTAAAATTAAAAGGCTATTATAAAGATGGTAAGTTGAAAGTGTTTGAGACAAAAGGCAATAGAAAAGACCGCTACTCTTCTCTTTCATATAATTATTGGTGTATGAAACAATTAGAATTACAATTAAAACCTACTATGTCAGATGTAGAACAACTTGTGTATAGTCTTCCTATTAGAAGAGGACGCACAAGAAATAATAGAATAATTTAAGGAGGGTGCTTATGGCACGTAAAAGAAGAAAAAATCGCAATGTGTCGAATGCAACTCCGGCACGAGAGTTAATAAATACTCAACATGGTGAAAAGACGGTTTCTGAATTACAGTCTTTTTACAATGATAATTACAATAAATTAAAGAATTTTGAAGCAGCTCAAAATTCATTCAAGCAAATTACAGATGTGACAAAAAATACAAGAAAAGCCATTCCTACTTTTGATAAAGGCAAACTTCTTTCTTATTTAAAAAATATTGGTAATAATGAAAAGAATTTAAGGAATCTTTCTTGGTATCTTTATTATCGATCACAAATGTACAAGAAACTTATCAATTATAATGCGACTATGTTTGAATTGGATGCAAGGCGCATTATTCCTAATTATGATGTAACTGCTAATACACAAAATGACAAGAAAATATTAAAAGAATATGCTGAAACAGCTAAGTTTATTGACAGTCTTGACCTTCAGCAAAAATTCTTGATGATATATCTTATTTGTTTTCTTCAAGATGTATTTTATGGTTGTGCTTATTATGACGATGATAATGGATTATTTATTCTTCCGCTTGATCCAGACTATTGTAAGATTGCGGGTAGATTTCCTACTGGTGATTTTGCATTTGCCATGGATATGTCATATTTTACAGGCACATATAACTATTTACTGGAATATTGGGGAGAACCTTTTGAATCAATGTATCGCCAATATCAATCTGGCGGTGATGATTTTAAATGGCAGGTGTTTCCAGAAGAATATACTGTTTGTTTAAAATTAAATATAGAAGATTGGAAAGTGATTGTTCCATATTATTCTGGCTTATTTGCTGAGTTAATTAATTTAGAGGATGTTAAAGATTTTCAAGCCATTGCAGATGAACAAGACATTTATAAATTAATTTGGATAGAAATGGAAACAATAGCAGGAAGTAAAAATATTGATGATTGGAAGGTAGACCCCGAAATAATTATCCAATATTTTAATAGAATGTGTGAAGAAGCATTGCCAGATTATACTTCTGCCGTTATCGTACCCGGAAAATTAAATACCATTGGTTTTAGTGACAATGATGCTACTACTAATAGTAATAAGGTGACTAAAGCCACAGAAAATGTACTTAATTCTGGTATGGGTGGTCAGGTATTGAATAGTATATCAATTACAGGTACAACCGGTCTGAAACTGGCAATGAAAGTTGATACAGAATTGGCAATCAGTTCTTTACTTGGACAGACTCAGGGATGGGTTAATAGATATGCGACTTATAATTTGAGTACACCTTGTAAAGTAGTGTTCTTCCCTATTAGTGCTTATACAAAAGAAGACTTTAGGAAAGAGTTGCTAGAAAATGGTACTTATGGTCTTCCTGTAAAACTTGCACTTAATACATTGAGTGGCATTAGTGAATACGAGTCATTAGCTACTAATTATCTTGAAGAAAATATTCTTGGTTTGTCTGATAAGTTTAATAGTCCTCTTGCATCTAGTCACACGTCTTCTGGTAATAGTGACGGCAAGGTTGGTAGACCTGCACTCGATGACGGAGAAATTTCCACTGATGGAGAAATTAGTAGAGAAAAAAGAGACAGATCAAATGGTTAAAAGGAGGTTTAACAATGGAAAAAATGCCGTTTATTAAAACCTCTGATGTAGAGGTAGCTGAAATGCTTAGACAGGCTGGTTATCCTGAAATGGAAAAAGAAGGAAGCCAGTTTGTATTTGTGAATATAGGTCGTTTTGAAGACGGAAAATACAGCACTATTCCTGTTGATAAATGTACCTTTTCAAGAACGGTGCATTTATAAAGGAGGTGTAATCATGTTTATTAGTATAGATGCTTTTTATGATTATCTGGTAAATAAAGGAAGTAATCTGAAGTTTTCTAAAGATGAATTTGGTGGCTCATTTGTGGCTATTGGGCTTGAGGGGTCTTTATCTTTTAATAAAGATACAGATAAAGATGGTCTTGTAAAAGCGCATTTAAAAGCTGCTCACGTAGGTAAAAATAGAAATAGAAGTCAGATTACTTATAGTTCTATGAAAAAGAACTTAAAAAGTATTAAGAATCGACCTATTTTAGCGTATATCCATCAGCTTGAGATTGATGGAGAGCAGAAAAGTGTTTTTGGTTGGCATGCAATGCATGAGGGTGAGAATGGGGAAATTGTTTATGATGAGATTCCTGTAGGTCATGTTCCTACTGATGCTAAACCAGAATTAGTATATGATGCTGATAAAGATAAAGAATATATTGAAACAGATGCTTATCTTTATGAGGGGTACACAAAAGCACCTGAAATTCTTATGGATGCAGACGGTCAATGTCCTGTATCTGTAGAAATTGATGTTTATGATTTTTCATATGATGCCAAGGAAAAGATTTTAAATATTGATGATTTTGTATTTAAAGGAATTACTATTCTTGGATATTATGAAGATGGTTCGACAGTAGAGCCAGCCATGGAAGGTGCTAATATATCTTTATTAAATTTCAATGTGGATAAAGCCACATTTGAGATAGATCAAAATTCTATGAAAGGAGGAAAAGATGATATGGGCTTATTTGAGCAACTGTTGGAGCAGTACAATGTGACTGCTGAAGATATCACTTTTGAGCATGATAATCTGACAGATGAAGAGCTGAAAGCTAAATTCGAAGAGATGTTTGGTAATGCTGAAGCTGATCCTACTCCTGAATCGAATTTTGAAGATAATCCTGAATCTGGAGATGAGGGTGCTGAAGGTGATGATTCTGAGGGAGAAGCAGAACCCGAAGAGCCTGAAACAGATCCTGAACCTGAAGCGGACGAAGGTGAAGATGGTGCACAAGATGATGATGAACCAATTAAAAAGATTGACAACTCTATCGCCTATAGTGTTAATGGCAAAGAATTTGCTGTGTCTCTGAATGATAAAATTTATGCGCTTTCTACTCTGGTTAATGATGCTTATTCTGAGGCTGACAACACTTATTACAATGTAATTGTTTATGATAAAGAACTTGTAATGGTAGACATTTGGGCTGGTAGTGCTTATCGTCAGTCTTATGGCGAACGTGCTGGTGTCTTCTCTCTCAAGGGTGACAGAATACCTGTTCATGCAATTTATGTAACAGATACTGAGGAAGCTGAAATTGAGAATATGCGTTCTAAATATTCTGCTATGTCTGATGAATTGGCTAAATATCAGCAAGCCGAAGAAGATTCTCGTAAAGAAGCAATTATTAATTCCGAAGATTGGAATGATATTTCTGGTTCTGCCGAATTTGCAGAAATCAAAGCAAAGGCTTCTGAATATTCTGCTGATGAAATTCAAGCTAAATGCGATGCTCTTTTGCTTTCTTATGCTAAATCCAATAGCAAAAAGACGCATGTTGCAAAGGACACTAATCAGCACAAGTTCTCTCTATTTAGAGTTCCTGAGGGAAAATCTGCTGATAGCAACAAGAGATATGGAAATCTCTTTGACTAATATTTATTAAATTTTAAGAAAGGAGTTAAACGTTATGATTGATATTGCTTTTGTTTTTACACATAACGAAGCGTTCCCTTCCAGACTGCTTGCGGCTAATGGTGGTGGACACATTTTTGATATCGAACTGACCGCTGATCACGATAATGGTGAACTGGTTGGTCGTGGCGATTACATTAAACTTGGTACTTATAAAGAGGCAGCTGCTCCTACTTTTGCGGGTAAGATCGTTGAGCAGGCCGCTAATGGCAATTGGTATGTTGAAGTTACTGAAGCTACAGAGGCGCTTTGGATTCTGATGCCTGAAATTACTCCTTATGATATTCCTCAGACCGAAAACCCTAAAGCATGGGTGAATAAGACTGGTGATGTCGTTAAGGGCTATTCTCTGGTTAAGGGTGATATTTTTGAAATGTCAAACGAAGGATTCCAAGGCGAACCCGCTGTTGGCAAGGCAGTATCTTTTGCAAACGGCAAGTATGTCGTTGCAGCGTAATAGACTATAGAAAGGAGGATAAAGCGATATGATTAAAGTATTTTCTACTGAACACCTTAGAAATATCTTTGCGGAGACTCCTTATGAGTCTGTTCGCAATCTGATGTTTGATCTTGCTATGGGCAATGATATTGTTGATGATGGCAAGGTTATTGGTAAGCAGGAAGCTAATGATAAGCTGAGAAAATTCGTTTATCAGATTCTTGATATTCATGAAGAGAAGCCTACTAAGCGCACTCTGCATCGTGCAATGCGTAAGCATGGCGAAGAGCTGTTTGAAGTTATCGAGGAAGTTGTTGATCTGAAGATTGAGGAAGGACTTCGTGAGAACGATTTCTTCATGCAGTATGTTGACAGACGTTCTATCGCCAATGATGATATTATTGAATTTGTAACCGAGGATGACACTCTTCTGAGTGTTGCTAAAGTTTCTGGTCAGCATCACGATTTCGTGCTTCAGAGACTGGGCAGAGGCGAAAGATTTACTGTTAAGCAGGAAGTCTATGGTGCTGCTGTTGGCGCACAGATTGATCGTTATCTTGTTGGTCAAGAAGATTGGGCTGCACTGGTGAATGCAGTTGCTAAGGCATTCCAGACTGAACTTATTAATCAGATTTATGCGGCATTTGGCGATGCTTATAGGAAGCTTCCCGCTTCTCCTACTCTGATTGGTAATAACACTTTGGTTAAAGATACTTTTGATGGGATTATCACAGAAGTCGAAACTATTAATGGTTGTGAAGCTATTATTGTTGGCACTAAGACCGCTCTGAAGAAACTGAACGCTCTGACCGATGTTGATTGGAGAGCACAGTCTCAGAAGGAGTCTGTTGCTAATACTGGTAGACTTGGTACTTACGAGGGAACTGAGTTGGTTGAGATTCCTCAGCGTTATCTGGACAAGTCCCTGACTCAGAAAGCTTTTGATGATAAGATTCTGCTTATTCTGCCCGTTATCGAGGATAAGTTTGTCAAGGTCGTTGATCAGGGTGAGACCGAGATTTATCAGGTCACCGAGAAGGGTGAAGAGAACGGTCGTTGGGATGACGTTATGAAGTATGAAATGACCCGTGGCTTCGGCGTGGGCGTTCAGCTTGGTCGTTATTTCGGTATGTGGACTCTTCCCGCCTAATAATAATTAAATATTGGATTTAAAAGGAGTAAAGAATTATGGCAAGAAGTGCTAAGAAAACGCAGGTTATTACACCTGCACCTACAATTGCTGAGAATGTTGTGATTGAGCCTGAAGTTGTAGAAGCAAAGAAGACTGTCTCAGAAAAGAGAAAATTTGCATCTGATGACAGAATTCCTTGTAAGTCTGTACTTGTTGGTAAAACACATCTTCTTGGCAAAAGAACTAATATGATTTACACGTTTTTGGGTAGAAATGACACAATTGGTATTGAATATCAGGATTTGGTAGCAGAAGTACGTGCTGGCACTAATCTGCTCTTCCGTCCTATGATTATTGTCGAAGATCAGGACTTTATTAATGAGTTTCCTAAATTAAAGCAGTTCTATGAGAATCTTTATCCAGTATCGGATTTGAAGGCTTTACTTAAAAGACCTGTAAGGGAAGTTCAGGCAATTCTTCCTAATCTGCCCGCTGGCGTTGTAGATAGTATGAAGAGTGTTGCTGCTGATATGGTCAGAACAGGTGAACTTGATAGCATTTCTACTATCAGGGCTTTAGATGGTGCTTGGGGCACTGACTTGGCTATTCTGACTGG